TCAATCATTTTTTTTCTCCTCTATCTCGTAAAAGAAGTTATCAGTGTCTTCAGTTCGCCACTGCTGTGTGTCTTCTACGTTCCAGTAATTAGTTTGTACCTTCCAATCAGGTATTTGGTCTTTTACCGTAAACGACGGTATATCCCAAATTAATCTGTTGTTGGGTTGTGCTGCATAGTTGCCATCATTTAAAGCAAGTATGTGAGCGCACTTATGCTCGTGCGGGATCTCAGAATGATCAGTATCTAGTATATTAGGTTCTGGATGTGCAAAGTCAACAGTAAATAAGTATTTACCATAGTGCCATTTTTTATCTTTGCCTATGTATTTTCCTGCTTGTGATTCTAAAATATCCCAACTAGTAACAGCAGGGTAATAACTAAAAGAATTCCAAAGCTGCAGTTCATCGAGACGTCGCTGGGGCACGTCGGTGACTCTAAATCCTCTTTGAATAAACGCGCTAATTGGTAGGCGATAAAATATTGCACCGTTTTCCATAATAGCGTGGAATAGTAAAGCACGTCCTGTAATACACGTGACACCAAAGATAACACAGTCTTCAACTTCGCCATGATGTTTTTTAAGGTCATATAAATATTCTCTCCTGATTTGTGCGTACTCTACTGGTATGTTTGCATTTAAGTATGCCATAATTTTTCCTCACTTTATTGTACCCCAGTTTAGTCCAGATTCATAGTCAACTTTATTCTTGACTTCTAATGGGATAGCATTCTCCATTGTTGTTTTGATTAGCTCTGCTTCGTGGTCCGTGGTCGAAAAACAAAGTTCATCGTGTATTTGTATATGAGGCACTATACCTTTTTCATATAGATCGACCATTGCCTTTTTTGTCATATCCGCAGCTGATCCTTGTATTAATTTATTTAAAGCTTTGTAAGTGAATGCTGGTGTGTAATGTTTTTCAAAGTGTTCTAGTTTCTCGTCTACTAGTTCTTTATACTTTTCCATCTGCTCTAGTTTATAAGCATCGATAGCTTGTTCTTTAGTATACAAAGGTACTTCATCAAATCTATTTATCTTAGGGTTCCATTTTTTATCAGTAGTTTCATACTTATTAAACCTGCAGAATCTATCACCTAAAGTGAACAATAATCTTTCTTCAGATGCAAAATCAGATAAAGCATAAGATAGTTGTTTAACAAAAGGCACTTTACCGTGGTAGGTTTGAAATAATTTGTTAGCATCAACACGTTCTAGATTTAATTCTTTTTGTAATTTTAATTTACCCATACCATAGAAGAGACCTAGATTAATTACCTTTGCTTGTGATCTTGGTATGTTTGCCATATCTGCAACGATTTGATGAAAGTCTGCATCTTCTTTATCAAACTCATCCTGTAGACTATCCGTACCAGGTAAACCCAATTTGATCGCATAGTGTACAACAATACGTGGCTCTTGTTGTGAGTAGTCAAAGCTACCCCATTTAGCTCCTTCTTCAGGTATAAATAGTTCTCTCATCTTTTTACCAATAAAACCTTTTGATGGAATCTGTTGTAGATTAGGATTTGACATCGAGAATCTGCCAGTTACCGTCCCACCACTATCCCCTCTG